TCAAGCGGTTCCACCTTGGGCTTCAGCGTCCTCGGCGGTGCCGCTTTTTGTTGCGGAGCTGCCGTTGTGATACGTCCAGTAAATAGACTCTTTTTTCCGTTCGACGTGCTTTCGATATTTGAGATGAACGAGGTCAAAAATGTCCTCCTGTTGCTCCTCCGGCAAGAGGCGATACATGGCGATCAGATCGGCCTCCTCGTCCTCCAACGGCGAACCGTCGCAGGTCAGACCTTGTTCTTGCTTGAGGTGCTCGAAAGCCGCATTGCGGTCATTCTCCTGTGCAGTCTCCGAACAGCTACGCCCAAAGACGAGATAGTCCAGAGAGATTTGTAGATATTCGGAGACAAGGACGAGCTTGTCGAGGCGGGGGCTCTGTTCACCCCACCGCTTTATAGTACCATTTCCGAGACCACACTCACGCTCGACGCGCTTGAAATTACTGCCCTTTTCCTTTATGGCCTGTTCAATTCTATCAACTAATTCGGACATAAAATGCCTCCTGTCAAAAAGTAGATTTTCAGAGACTTTCCGCTTGACAAGTAGCCAAACGGAGACTATAATAGGGGTGTAACCTGATTTAAGTATAAAGCAAGTAAATCATAGCACACCCCGACCGAAAATGAAATAGCAAATCGGCGAACGGTAGAGCAAAAGCGAGCGGCGGAGGCGTTTTTCAGAAGGAGAACGACACCATGAAGAACGACATCACAGACATCCTGTTCAAGTACACCACCGGCGAGGCCACACTGGAAGAGACGAACGACGCCTTGAAGGAGGCGGAGGCAGGTTTCAACTTGGAACCGGGCCGCAACGAGATCACCCCCGACGAGATGGCCCTCACCACTGTCGGAGATACCCCGGAAGAGGCCAACGGCTTCGGTCTGTTGGACACCGGCACCGGCAGCATGGAGAAAGTCCACGTCACCAACGGCAAGCTGGATGAGGCGATCAATCAGGTCAACCATGACGGCACGACCAATATGCTGGCCTTCGTCATCATCGGCCCCAATCGTTACGAGGTCAAGGGCGACACCCTGACGGGCTGCTAAAGCCCACCAACACCTAAGCGACTCTTAGATTTAATTCCGCCGCCGCCGTTTGCTTTTGCTCTACCACAAACGCCGAGAAAAGGAAAGGAGGCAGATCATGAGACGCGGCAAGAAGCCCACCCGCAAGCAGAAGATCCGGCTCGGGCAAGCGGGTCTCGCCCCGGAGAACTGGCTGGTCGTGAAGCAGAAGGCAAACGGCGAGCTGATCATTCTGAACAAGTACCACGACACGATCCGCGTCATCCCGCCGCTGGGCGGATGAGCTTTGCAGGAAGGAGCAGCAGCATGAAGGAGCAACCGCGCATCTGCCCGCTGTGTGGGCGGGCATACGACGAGCCGCCCGCGCTGTCGCGAGCGGACAACCAGACGGACATCTGCCCGAGATGCGGCATGATGGAGGCACTGGCAGCCATGCCGAGGCGGGAAACGCCACAGGAGCGGACGCGACGGGCCGTGTACGCCACGGGCAACCGCTGGGCGATTGAGAACTTTGAAGCGACCCACCACTAAGCCGAAACGCCCGGAAGGGCGTCACCGGGAACTGCCCCACCCGGTCTGAAGATGGCAGGGCAGAAAGGAATGACGGCAGCATGAGAAAGATCAAGAAGATCAACGGCTTCCTCGTGGTCAAGTTCAACGACCGCGAGAAGCACGAGTACGAGGGCACGGCCCTCGGAGAGTACGGCGTGATCGACGCGGAGGTCTACACGGGCAATCTGGACATCGACCGGGGCGCGATGGAGTACGACGACGCGGACACGCTGGAGGTGGCCGTGGAGCTGGCACGGGGGCTGGAGTCCGAGGAGGATATCACGGGCGAGCCGCCCACCTACACCGCCGCCGTGGAAACGAATGAGAGCTATACCGAGGAGACAGTGGAGCCCGCCGCCCTGATCGAGGGCTGGACGTGCCGCCTTGCCACGCGGGTCAAGAGCAAGCACTACCCCGACACCGACCCGCGCACCGCCGCGCACGAGCTTTACGGCTTCAAGATGGCGCTGCATCAGATCGGCTTCCTGCCGGAGAGCGAGGTCATCACCGACCCGGACACCTTCGGCGCGGGACGGTTGGACGGCCCCATGCCGCGCAACCCCGAAGAGCTGCTGGCGTTCGTGTGCGACGAACGGTGCAAGAACCGGGCCGGACACACGCAGGAGGAGCTGGACGCCATTTGCGCGAAGTGCCCGCTGGGACAGCTCTACGAGGACGCGGAGGCACAAGACCTGCGCATCCGGGAGAGGAGCGAACGGGTGCTGCGGGAGCACATTGAGGTCATGAGGTACGTCGAGGACGCTGCGACCGTCCTGCTGGGCAGGAATGAGGCGCGTGCTTACCTTGCGGCGCTGCGGGACGGACAGATCCTGCAGGAGAACGAGTGCGAGCACTATGCGGCGCAGATCGCCGAGGTGGGTGCGGATCGGTTGGCGCTGAAGCTACCCGCAGACTTCAAGATCGAGAGCGTCCAACATCTCCGGCAACTGCTTCAAGAGGTGGATGATGACGCCAAGAACAGCGGCGAGCCGTTTAACGGCTTCCGGCACGAGACAGAGCGCATCCCGGCGCATCGGCTGGAGGAGCTCCGCCAGCTCGGGACGGCGCTTCTCGGCGAGTGCCCGGAGAACGACTGCACGATCTACCGCAATGTGTTCCGCATGGCGGTCGACGTCGACGGGCAGATGGGCAAGCTGACGGGCCACGCGAGGGAGACGATGCAGCGGGAGTATGAGCGGCTGCTCCGAGAGTTGAACCACCTCTACACCATGAACCACGCGGTGAAGAAGTACCGGGAGGCGCAGCATGACAGGACTTGAAATACTCAAGGCCCCGGAGGCCACGGCGGGCGAGATCGCGGACATCATCTCCGCACCGTGCCCGCCCATCATCCCCGCCCACTGCGACGGCGTGAGCTGCCGCGCGTGTTGGCTGTCATGGCTGACGGGCGAGCCAATCAAAGAGAAAGAGCCGCCCGACAAGCGGACGGCTCCGGATGATGCTCCCGCCTACTACCATCCTCCAGTGAAAGCAATCCGAGAGGCGGCGGAGAGGATCAGGGAGGGGCGCATGGAGTACGCAGCAGAAGCGCTCACTCGCCGATCCGATCCAGAAGAGCCTCGACGGCCTTGAAGGCGTAGGCCCTTGCGACTACTGACGTCGCATAATAAGTTTCCCGGCAGACGGCAACAATCGCCGCTTTCTGAGCCTCGGTGAAACCAGCGTCAACGTGCTCGCCAGAGTCGAGAATGGCAGAGCGAAGACGCTCGCCGAGAATAGTCCAGTCAACATCGCGGCTCTTGTCGACTTCGTCGAGTACACGCTCGACGACATCAAGGGTAGCATCAGCCATAGACAACACCCCCTCCCCGGGCAGTGGCCCAGCTCAATTATACACGAGCAGGAGGGCAAAGGAAAGGAGCAGCAGAATGTTCAGCACAGAAGACCTCAAGACCGCGATCGGCGCAACCGTCATCGCACGGCGGAACGCGGCAGCGCGGCTGCGGGAGGCGGGCAACCCCCGCGACCCGTTCCGGGCGCTGCCGGGGATGGAGCAGCAATTCTTTGAAGCGGCGCAGAGCGTGCGCAGCTACGACCTCGTTCTCAACTTACTTGAGAGAGAAGTGAAGCGGGAGGCGCGAAAGCGTGCGGGGCGCACGGCGCAAAGCGCGGCGGCGTTCCTTATCACGGCGGGGCTCATCACCCTCGCGACGCTGGGCTTCGCGGCGGCGCTGCTGCTGATGCGCTGCCCCGTCCCCGCCGTGAGCGTCACCGCGTTCATAGGCGTGGCAGTCTCGCTGGGCTGGGCGGTCATTCGGAAGTAAGTCTAAGAACGATGAGAAAGGAGGGCAAGCGATGAGAGGCCCGAAGAAACGGCTGACGCCGTTCGGGAAGATGGTGGTGAAGGCGCTGGCTGACCGGGACATGAGTCGGGCGGAGCTGGCGGCCACGGTGGGCACAAGCCCGCAGTACATGAGCTACATCCTGAACGGAACACGCTCCGGCGAGAAGTACCTCCCGGCGATCATCGCCGCCCTCGCGCTCGACCCGAAGAAGGCGGAGCGGGCGATCGCGGCATGACGCACGGAAGGGAGGGAACGGAGTGCCGGACGTATTCATCACGCTGGAGGAGGCAGCGGCTTTTGAGAGCGTCAGCTACAAGACTTTGACGCAACGCATCTATCGCAATCCTCAGCAGTACAAAACGAAGTCACAGGCCCGGGAGGGCGGCGGCAAGGATCAGGTGTTGATCTCGACAAGCTCCCTCTCGGCAAAGGCGCGGAAGGCATGGCGAGCCGCGCAGAAGGTGGAAGGGAGTGAGGTCATCATAGACAAGAGAGCACAGGAGGCCGTGCCATGGTACGTCACCGCCGACCTGAACCAGTACACGGAGGCGAACAAGAAGCGCTTCTATGAGGCGGTAGAGCTGGCGGCGCGGGTGCAGGACTTCATCGACTATGACGGCCCTGACCGCACGGGCTACGCCGAGCGGTACGCGCTGGGGCTGGGGATCAGCCCGCAGAGCCTGTACCGCTACATGAAGAACGTGCTGGAGGCGAACGCATGGGCGCTGAAGCTGGAGAAGGAAGACGGCAAGAGTCGGGACTACTTCCGGGCGCTGGCGCTGTGCCGGAAGCCAAAGGAGACGGGTACGTTCCCGAGCTTGACGGACGAGCAGAAGGCGATCATTGAGAACATCTGGTTCGACAAGCGGTTCGCGGCGAACCTCGGCACGATCGAGATGCTCTATGAACGGTTTGAGCTGGAGGCGGAGCGGCGGGAGTGGGAGGAGTATCCCTCCATCAAGACGGTGGCCCGGTACATCAAGTTCCTCATGGGACAGCGGGGCGCGGAGTCTGCCCGGTTCCTCGCCGCCAACGGGACGCGGGAGTGGAAGAACAAGCGGATGATGAAGGGCAAGCGCGACGCGACGAGCCTTCAAGTCATGGAGTATGTCGTCGGCGACGAGCACACCTTCGACTTTTGGGTGCAGTGGACGGCTCCAAACGGCAAGATCAAGGCCGTGCGCCCGAAGCTGGTTGCGTGGCTGGATATGCGCTCCCGCGCTATCATCGGCGATGTAGCGTGCGTCAACGCCAATTCGCAGACGCTGAAGGAGTCGCTGGTCAAAATGATCTACAGCAATCCGGGCGGCGTTCCCCACATCCTGCACGTCGACAACGGCAAGGATTATACTGCCGAGGTCATGACCGGGGAGAACCGCAAGAACCGCAAGCACCGCAAAATCGACCTTGACTTCGCGTTTGACTCGGAAACGGTCGGCTTCTATCAGAGCATCGGCATCCAAGAGGTCGGACGCTCGCTGCCGTATCAGCCTTGGGACAAACCGATCGAACGCTTCTTCTCCACGGTCTGCTCGAAATTCTCCAAGTGGTTTGAGAGCTACACGGGCACGCTGACAGGCTCCAAGACCTACGCCAAGCGGCAGAAGGACATCGACCAGATGCTGGAGCGCGGGGAGCTGCTGACGATGGAGGAGTTCTTCGAAGTCTGGACGGAGTGGAAGAACACCAAGTATCACACCCGCAAGCATCGCGGCCTGAGCGACGCGGGCGAGAAATGGGTTACGCCGATCGAGATGTTCGAGAACGGCCCGCGCTATGAAAAGGCAGCTCCACCCCGAGAGTACGCGGCGATGCTGCTGATGAAGGCGGCGACCGCCCGCGTTACAAACCAAGGCATCAACAAGTTCGGCACACTCTACACGGACACGGAGCTCGCCTACTACGTCAATCAGAAAGTCAACATCAAGTGGGACATCGACGATGTCACCAAGCTCTATGTGTACGACATGGACGGCAAGAAGATCTGTGAGGCGGTGTCCGCCGAGCTGCTCGCCTTCGGCCCGCATTGTTCTCAGGCGGCACTGGAGAAGCATCTGCGAGATCAGAAACGAAACGAGCGAGAGGTCAGGGAGTATCTGGAGGAGCGAGTCCGCCCCTACGAGCTGCGGCTCGAGGACGGCGCAAGGCCCTCGGATGCAGTGGGTATGATCGACCTGACCATCAAGGCCACGCCGAGCCAGAAGCTGGTCTCCCTGCCCAAGGACAGAATGTTCCGATCGGAACAGGCAAGCAAGACGAGCAGGAAGAAAGTCACGGACGACACCTTCCTCAACGCCAAAGGCGACAAGGCGCTCTCCCTTTTGAGAGCGATGAACGAATGATAACGGAGGTACATCATGGAAGTTACAGCAGCAGAGCGCACCACAATCTACACCAACATCAGCCCCCTCGCGCAGCGCGTGAACAATTACATCCAGACGCAGCACTCGAGCATTGCGGCGGTCGCCAAGGACATCGGCTACAGCCGCACCACCGTCTCCCGGTATCTCACGGGCAAGTATGACAGCAACCCGAACGACCTTGAGAGCAAGCTGACGGACTTCCTCACCCGGCAGACGGGCGAGGCGGTCGACCTGACGACGCCGTTGGCGAAGTCAGAGGGCAAGACGTGGCAGACGCCCGTATTCTTTGAGAGCCGGGACGCGAAGGCCGTGCTCGGTGTATGCCAGAGCTGTCAGGAGTACATTGGCCTCGGCATCGTAGTCGCCCGCAGCGGCTACGGCAAGACCTACGCCCTGCGGCAGTACGCGAAGCTCTCCCGCGTGGCCTACATCGAGTGCGACGACACCATGAGCAGCCGCGACCTTGTGGAGGCGATTGAACGGAGCATCGGGCTCCCAAACGGCTACGGCACGATCTGGCGCAGGGTGAACGGCATCCGGGAGTTCTTCAACACGAACAAGGGCTACCTGCTGATCATCGACGAGGCGGACAAGCTGGTGAGCAAGTACACACAGAAGAAAATGGAGATCCTGCGGGCGGTGTTCGATCAGAGCGACGTGGGTCTTGTGATCGCGGGCGAGCCGAAACTGGAGGCGCAGATCAAGACCTACCTCGTGCGTATGGCGAACCGGGTAGACTTCTACGCCTCGCTGCGGGGCCTCTCCCCCTCGGAGGTGGAGGGCTATCTCACGGACTTCCAGATCGAGCCGGAGGCGCTGGTGGAGTTGAAAGCGCGGGCGTGCAATATGCAGACCGGGTGCTTCCGACTGCTCGACCGCACGCTCTCTAACGTCCGACGCATCCTCAAGGAGACGGGCGAGGAGACGGTGACGGTGAAGACCATAGCACAGGCGTCGTCCATGATGATGCTTTGAGGAGGGACAGCGAATATGAGAATAGAACGCATCAGCGGAGCGATCCTCATCCTGCTCTCCGGCGTGCTGCTCCTGATGGCAGCCTACGGCGGGACGCCGGAGGATCGGGACGCGACAGCGATCCTCCTGACGCTGCCGATGGGTCTTGTGACCCTGTTCGCCGAGATCCCGGAGCGCGGCAAGCGCACCAAGCGAGACTACCGGGCGTAAAGCCCGCAACATTAACAAATTGAAAGGAGCCGCAAACATGGCAAGGAAACGAGTAGTCGAGGCCCCGAGCCTCCATTCATGGGAGGACGTGAACGACGCCCTCCGTCAGATCGCCGAGGCGCAGATCGCGCTGGGCGAGATCCAGAGCGATATGCAGAAGCAAATCTTAGGGGCGCAGAAGGTCGCCGAGGAGCAGAGCAAGCCGCTCAACGACAATGTGGCCAAGCTGGAGCGCGAGATCAAGAGCTTCGTCACCGACCACAGGGACGAGATGGGCAAGACGAAGTCGATGGTGCTGACGTTCGGCGAGGTAGGCTTCCGGCTCTCCACATCCGTCTCGCTGCCCCGGGCGAAGGAGAAGCTGGAGGAGATCATCCGCCGTCTCAAGTCCCGCCAGATGACGGACTGCATCGTGGTGGAAGAGAAGGTCAGCAAGGAGGCTCTGAAGAAGTACGGCGAGGACACAGTGAACGCCGTGGGCGCAACGTGGAAACAGAGCGACGTGTTCGGCTATGAGGTGAACATCGCCAAGCTGGAGCAGATCAAGGCGGGCAACTGAGGAAGGGGGCTCACGGAATGACAGCAGCAAGGACTGGGCGCAAACAGCCCTCCATCCGCACGCTGTGGGCGATCGCGAAGTCGCCGGAGCTGCACCTCACGGACGAAGACCTGCACGCGGTTGTCTACCGCGAGACAGGCAAGGAGTCCATGAAGATGCTGACGCAGGGCGAGGTCAACACTGTTGCTCGCGTGCTGCAGAACATGAAGGACAGTGTGAGTCGGAGCGTGCGGGACAAGCGCACGGACACGGGCGGCGACATCCGCACCACCGCACAGCGCCGGAAGATCTACGCGCTGTGCGAGGCGCTGGGCTGGAATGACGACCCGCGCCGCATTCAAGGCTTCGTCAAGCGCGTGGCCCATGTCGACCGCATCGAATGGCTGAACATAGCGCAATGCGAGAAGGTCATCGAGGGCCTCAAGGCGATCCTTGCCAGAGAGCAGCGGAAGGGGGCCGGGCGGGATGGATAACGAGAACCAGCGGGAGCTCGATGTCCTGGCCGCGCTGGAAGGCATCCACCGGATGCAAGAGAGCATCCGGGACACGGAGCTGGACATAGTGGTGGAGACCGGGATCATCTTCCTCCGCTTGCACTATCAGCGGCTCCCGCCCGGAGTGGCCCGCCGTCTGACGGAGATCTCGCCCCGGGACGTGGCGGAGGTGTCGGAGGTCATCCGGGAGAATGGCGCGACGCCGGAGCAGCGGCGAAGCCTGGGCGACCGACTGGCGAGCGACGCAGCCGTCGCCCAGGTCATCCGGGCGGCGAATGTCTACCGGGATCGGCTGGGCTACGGCCCGATCGAGTCGGAGGTGGAGGCGTGAGCGGGCGGAAGGCTGGGGCGATGGGGCTCGTCGAGAGGCTCGCCGCCGTCCTGGCCGTGAACGAGATCGTCCGATCCCGGCGCTTCCTGGGAGAGAACACCAGCAAGGAAGACCGCGAGGAGCTGCTCAAGCTCACGACCTCCGAGCTCACCTCGACGGCCCAGGTGCTCGCCTCCGCCGTGCATCTCCGGCAGCAGGTGGAGACGGCGGAGTTCACGCGGGCCCTCATAGAGCAGCAGAAGGCCGCGCAGCAGCCCCCAGGCGGGCCGCTTGCGTGTTAAGGGGGGACGGTATGCCGACGAAGAAGAAACGCCTCACACAGCGCGAGAAGGCCGAGCGTGCGGCGATCAAGAAGCAGCTCCAAGCGGACGGCGTTCTCCCACCTGATAAGCCCCGGCTCAACCGCAAGAAGTTCGCCCGGGAGGTGTGGAAGGATTTCAGCGAGATGGATGTCTACACCGCAGATTTCTACCTCCGCAAGGCGATCATGGCAACGGTGGGGCCGGAGCTGCACGAAGTGACATCGGAGCAGGTTGGCATCCTGAAGCTGATGAAGCTGGCGGTGGAGACCGATCGGTTCATGCAGCAACTCAAAACAGAGGGGCGCGAGCAATACAGCATCGGGGAGTATGTCGAGAAGGTCTACAACCCGGTCATGAATTTATAGGAGGATTCACATCATGGCAAAATTGACACCAGACGCGACGAGGACGGAGCATGGCCTCGTCATCAACGAGAAGATCATCCCGTGGGGCGCGGTTTGGCCCAAGGACTCCGGCGCGTACAAGAAGGGCGCACAGTACAAGGCCGACCGTCTGCTCTCGGGCGGCACGGGCAAGGTCAAGGGCGTGACCATCCACAACACCAACGACCTGAAGAGCGTGGAGGAGGACGCCGAGCAGTACACCCGTGCGACGTGGCCAAACGCCAACATGAACGACGCCCGCGTCCACTACTACGTCGACGACATCAACGCATGGCAGAACCTGAGAGAGGACGAGGTGGGCTGGCACGCGGGCGATGGCCGGAAGGCCACGGGCGGCAACGAGACGACGCTCTCCATCGAGATCATCATGGACGGCTCGGGCAGCAAGGAAGACCTCAAGGCAGAGGAGAACGGCGTGCTGCTGGCGGCACTGCTGCTGAAGAAGCACGGCTTGAGCGTGAACGAGCTGTACACGCACAACCACTGGATGGGCCACCCGGACTCCATCGTGCAGGGTGCGAGGAAGAACTGCCCGCTGTACATCCTGCCCCATTGGGCGCAGTTCAAGCAGAAGGTCGCCGCAAAGCTCACGGAGCTGAACGGCGGCGCGACCACCACGGAGACGGGCAAGACGGAGATCATGGGCAAGGCCAAGGCGAGCGCACAGCAGATGGCGCTGTTCGCCCGATCCAAGAACGCGGAGCCGCAGCTCCCGGCGTGCTCGCTGGAGCAGCTGGCGCAGTTCTTCCTCGAAGAGGGCGAGGCCGAGGGCGTGCGCGGCGACGTCGCCTTTGCGCAGAGCCTCCACGAGACGGGCTTTTTCAAGTACGGCGGCATCGTGCTCCCCACGCAGAACAACTACGCAGGCATCGGGGCGCTGAACGGCAACGCCACGGGACAGGCTGCTACCTTCCCTGACCCCCGCACCGGCGTCCGTGCTCAAATCCAGCACCTCAAGGCATACGCATCCACCGAGCCCCTGGTCAACGCTTGCGTCGACCCCCGTTTCTCTCTGGTGACTCGCGGCTCCGCTCCCTATGTGGAGTGGCTCGGCGCGGCGGACAACCCCAACGGAAAGGGATGGGCCGTCCCGGGCAGCGGGTACGGCGCGAACGTGGTCAAGCTCCTCAGTCAGATCATGGCCCAGGAAGCCCCTGAGAGCCCCTCTCCGGCCCCGGAGCCCGACCCCCTGGCAAATTACCCGGACTGGCAGCGGAACGGCCTGACGGCCCTTGTGAAAGCCGGAGTCATCAATTCCCCGGACTACTGGGCCAACAAGTTCGGAGAGGCAATCAAGGTCGGTGAGATCATCGGCATCCTGGGCAAGATGATGGAGCAGCCGACCGAGTAAAAGAAAGGAGGGCGGGACATGGACAATCTCTCGAAAGAGCTGACGATCGACATGATAACAGATGGAGACAACAGGACGATCGCGGAGGCAATCGGAGTCGAAAACTTCTACAAGCTCTGCGAGGTCGTAGGCGGTGCCACCATCTACCTCCCGAAGCCGGAGAGCGTCCTCAGACCCGTCCGAGACGCCCACATCAAGGCCGAGTTTAACGGCTACAATCACCCGGAGCTCGCCCGAAAATACAACGTCACCGAGCGTTGGGTACGGCAGCTTTGCGGAGACGGAAAGCTCGAAGGGCAGCTTGAGCTCTTCGACATCCTAACCGGCACGGACGGGCCGGGAGACACAACTTAATAAAAGCTATCTCTTAGAAGTGCTACATATAGAGGCTTCCGAGAGGATGGTTTACCCTAAGAGTACAAGCGTAGCTTGTACTCTTATTTTTTACCCAAAAGGAGGACGCAACACATGGACATGAACATCATCCAGAGCGCGGCGACCGAGGTGCTGGTAAACCTCGCACTCGCCGTCATCTCCCTCGCGGGAGCCTACGCGGTCTACTACATCCGCCTCGGGGCCTCGAAGCTGAAAGCGCAGACGGCTCAGATCGAGGACGAGTCGGCCCGCAAAGTGCTCGACAACGCCCTCGCGGACGTCGAGAACCTTGCGACCAAGTCGGTCGGCGCGATGGAGCAGACCACGGCAAAAGCCCTCCGCGACGCGGTCAAGAGCGGGGCCGCGAACCGCGAGGACTTGTTTGCCCTGGGCAAACAGGTCTTCAACGAGGTCAAGGCAGCGATCGCACCGGAGGCCCAGAAGGTCATTACCGACAACCTGGGCAGCTTCGACAACTACCTGACGAAGTGCATCGAGGACGCCGTCCTGAAGGTGAAGCAGAGCGACCCGTTCATCACGCTCCCCGAGGGCGTGCTGCTTGAGGGCGACACCGTCACCGAGGGGGCTGCTCCTTCTTCCGAAGAGTAAGGAGGGGCGCACATGGACGTCGCACAGATCACCACCGTCATCGGCGCAGCAGCTTCCCTCCTTTGCACTCTCGTCGTCGGTGCTCTGACGTTCTTCATCAAGAAGACGCTCGCGACGCTGGAGGAGGCAGACAAGAGGAACGCCGCCCAGATCGCGGAGGCGAAGAAGGAAGCCGCCACCCAGATCGCGGAGGCAAAGAGAGAGGCCGCTGAGAAGATCACGAAGGTAGACGAGAAGCTCAACGACCTCAAGGCAGACCTCCCGCTGGTGTACGTCACCCGGGAGGACTACATCCGGGTCATGAACCGGGTCGAGGATAAACTCGACCAAATTCTCTACGGCAAAGGAAAAGGAAAGGAGGAATAACAGCTCATGGCAATCATGGACGAGCTGACGGAACAGGAAGTCAGCAAGAATAAAGCTACCCGGGGCTACATCATCCGGGCCCTGGCGAAAGGCAACCAGAACACGCTCCTCGTCCGGCAGATCACGAACGCCCTCGTCGCCGATGGCTTGATCTACTCCCCCGACATCTCGAAGCACATTGAGTATCTGGAGGAGGCGGGCTACATCGTTTTCACCAGCCGGACGGCGAACGCATACAACGCCTACCGAAAGGACGCCGTCATCAAGCTCACGCGGAAGGGTGTCGACCTTCTGGAGAGCACGATTGACGACCCCGGCGTCGATGTCTAAGAACGAGCGACGCCGGACACGGGTGAGCTCGACGATCGACAAGCTCCCGGATGACATTAAGGGGCAGCTCGACGTCAAGCTATCCGACACCACCAACACCTACGAGGAGCTCTCTGCATGGCTCAAAAGCGAAGGGTACGAGATCAGCAAGTCGGCGATCGGTCGGTATGCTATCCGAACCACCCAAGCCGCGCAGCGCGTCGCCGAGACCATCCAGAGGACTCAGGCAATCGCCCAGGCCGTTGAAGCGCACCCAGACCTCGACTACACGAAGGCGGCGTCAATGGTGCTCATGGACGGCCTCATGCAGCGGGTCAGCACCGCCGAGGATGACTTCCAGGAAATGCCCCTCGACAAAGCGGGGCGGCTCATCGCCTCCCTGGCCCGGAACGCGACTTATGAGAAGCGCGTCCGAGCAGACCTCAAGAAAAAGGCGGAGCTCGCCTTCGATCAGATGGAGGCCGAGCTCATGGCGGCGATCAAGCAGCACCCGGAGCTCGCGGGAGAGCTGCATGACGTACTTGCGCGGGCGAGAGAGAAGGTGCTGACCGATGGCGAAGATTGACCTCAATGAATACCTCGAACGGCTCGAGGAGCCGGAAGACCGTGAAGTGGTCGCAAACCGTGACTACCAACGGCAACTTTTTCTCGATTATGTTGTCCGAGGTGACAACTTCCCCGAACGTCGGGCGCAGCTCCTCCAGGACTTCAAGGACGGGAAAGAGCTGACCGGGCCGAAGGGGCTGCGCCGGAAGCTCGGGGCGTTTGATCTTGAATACTTCGGGCGGGCCTATCTCGCGCACTACTTCGTCCGGCCTTCCCCGGCGTTCCACGGGGAGCTCGACAAGATATGGCGCGAGGGCGTCATGAAGGGCCTCGACCCCGGGGAGTCTGCAAAAGAGATCTCCCGGGCCGATGGATGTCACCGGGCAATCGAGGCACCCCGTGGTCACGCAAAGAGCACGACCTTCACCTTTAAGGACTCCATCCACGCCTCTGTCTATGCCTACAAGCATTACATCCTCATCCTGTCGGACAGTTCCGAACAGGCGGAAGGGTTCCTCGCTGACATCAAGACGGAGCTCGAAGAGAACACCGTCCTCAAGGAAGACTTCGGAGAGCTGGAGGGAAAGGTCTGGAAGTCCTCGGTCATCCTGCTCTCCAACGGTGTCAAGATCGAGGCAATCGGCTCCGGCAAGAAAATCCGTGGTCGGCGTCACAAACAATGGAGACCCGACCTCATCGTCTGCGATGACCTGGAAAACGACGAGAACGTCAATACCCCGGAGCAGAGAAAGAAGCTCCGCGACTGGTTCTACAAGGCGGTCTCGAAGGCGGGCGACACCTACACAGACATCGTCTACATCGGGACGCTGCTGCACTTCGACGCGCTGCTTGCCAATGTGGCGAAGAACCCGAGCTACAAGTCGGTCAGGTATCAGGGCGTCATCAGCTTCGCCACCAACGGCGAGCTCTGGGACGCCTGGGAAGCGATCTTCACCGATCTCACCAACGAGAACCGGCAGGAGGAGGCCCTGGAGTTCTACGAGGCCAACAAGGACGAGATGCTGGAAGGCACCTCCGTCTTGTGGGAGGAGAAGCTCTCGTACTACGACCTCATGGTCATCCGCGTCTCAGAAGGCGAGGCGTCGTTCAACAGTGAAATCCAGAACGACCCCATCGACCCGGAAAACTGCACCTTCCAAGAGGAGTGGTTTGACTTCTGGGATGACGACGGGAAGCAGCCCCCGGACTTCTCCGACCCGAAGTTCTTGTTCATCGGGGCGAACGACCCCTCGCTGGGCAAGAACAAGAAGTCGGACACCAGCTCCATCTTCGCTCTGGCGAAGGATACGTCCACCGGCTACATCTACGTCATCATCGCGGACATCGCGAAGCGAAAGCCCGACCAGATTATCGAGGACGCCCTGGAGGCAAGCCGCCGCCTCAAGCGAGAGTACAAGCGGCCCTACTACCAGTTCGGCGTCGAGACGGTTCAGTTTCAATACTACTTCGCCGAGATCATGCGTCAGAAGTCCGCAGCGGTCGGCGAATACCTCCCTATTGTGGAGATCAACAGCACACAGAACAAAGACGCTCGCATCCAGTCCTTGCAGCCATTCATCAAGAACGGCTACGTCAAGTTCAGCCGGAAGCACAAGACCCTCTTGAAGCAGATGACCGAGTACCCGATGGGCAAGAACGATGACGGCCCGGACGGCCTCCAGATGGCGGTCAAGCTGGCCCTCGATGTCAAAGTCGGGCGGAAGGTCGAATACAAGAGCGTCATCGCCCGCGCCCTGGACTTCAAGCGCGGAGCCTATTAAGGAGGTGGGGCATATCACCATCAAAGAGAACACCATCATCCACGACGACAGCCTCACCGTGCTCCGACAGATGGAGGCGGAGAGCATCGACGCGATCATCACAGACCCGCCCTACGGCATCAACTACGTCTCCCAGACCGGGGCCCGGATTAAGAACGACAAGTCGCCCTTCATCTGGTTCCTGTATGACGCCTACCGGGTTCTGAAACCTGGAGGAGCCATTCTCTGCTTTACCAGATGGGACGTCGAGCAGACCTTCATCGACGCGATCAAGCTGGCGGGCTTCCAGGTGAAAAGCGAAGTTATCTGGGACAAGGTTCATCACGGAATGGGAGACACGAAGGCGGCGTTTGCACCATCCCACGAGAACATCGTCTTCGCGATCAAGGGGAAGTATAGCTTCCCCGGACACAGGCCGAAAGACCTCGTTACCTTTAGCAAGCTCGGGAGTGCCCAGATGATACACCCAACAGAGAAGCCGGTGGGACTCATCGCGAACCTCATCACGTCCGTCACGAAGCCGGGAGACCTCATTCTTGACCCCTTCGCCGGGAGCGGCTCCACGCTGGTCGCGGCAAAGAAGACCGGGCGGAGGTTCATCGGCGTCGAGCTGGATGACGAGTATTTTGAGAAAGCGCACCGGCGCATCGAGGAGGCGGTTGAATGAGTAAGAAGCAAAAGCGGCAGAAGCAGCCGCAGCAGAACCCCGCGCCGCTCCGCCGCCCCAATACGAACGAGATCGCCGTCGCCCAGGTGACGGACAAGTACAGCGAGTACCCGAGCAACGGGCTCACGCCGGTCAAGCTGGCGGAAATCTTCAAGGAGGCAGACGCGGGAGACGTTCTCCGGCAGATGGAGCTCTTCGAGGAGATGGAGGAGAAAGACCCTCACCTGTTCAGCCAGCTCCAGACCAGAAAGAACGCCGTCACGGGGCTCGACTTCGAGATCATCCCGTTCAGCGATGACCCGAGAGACAAGGAGATCGCCGACTTCATCGAAGAGCAGATCAACGGCATCGAGAGCCTTGAGGATGTCGAGACCGACCTCCTGGACGCGATCGGAAAGGGCTTCGCCGTCTCCGAAATCATGTGGGGCTACGACGAGGGACACGTCGTTGTCAGGGAGATTAAGTCCAGGCATCAAAAGCGGTTCTTCTGGGACAGCCTGGACGACTCCTTCAAGGTACGCACCAAGGACGCACCCGAGGGCATCCTGCTCCCCGCGAATAAATTCATCGTCCACAGGTACAAGGCCCGCAGCGGACACACATCCCGGGCGGGCATCCTCCGGGTCGTGGCCTGGATGTACCTGTTCAAAAACTACGATCTCAAGGACTGGGTCAGCTTTGCCGAGGTCTACGGCCTACCGCTTCGCCTGGGCAAGTATGCGCCCGGGGCGAGCGAGGCGGACAAGGTCGCCCTCATGCAAGCCCTCATCCAGATCGGCGCGGACGCGGCGGGCATTATCCCGGACGGCACGTCGATCGACTTCATCACCACGGAGAAGACGTCAAGCTCCGACCTGTACGAACGCCTCGCCCGATATTGCGACGAGCAAATCTCCAAGGCAATCCTCGGGCAGACGCTCACCTCTGACTCTGGCGGCGGAAGCTACGCCCAGAGTAAGACCCACAACGACGTCCGGCACGACTTGACCGTCGCTGACTGCAAGTCACTTGCATCAACGCTCCGGCGCGATCTCATCCGGCCCTTGTGCATCTTCAACTTCGGAGAAGACAAGCGCGTGCCGCATATCCGCTTTGACTGTGAGGAGTCGGAAGACCTTACCCAGACGGCGACCATCATCGGCACACTCGTCAACGAGGTCGGTCTCCGGGTTCCGACGAGCTTCATCTACAAGAAGTTCTCCATCCCAGAGCCGGAAGCTGACGAGGAAGTCGCTGCACCCAGGTCGACAAGTGCGGGATTGACCGGGCTCCCATTCAAAAAGGAGCAAAACCCGGCGCAGATCGCGCTCAAGGCCGAAGGTGATGACGGCATCGGAACGCAGCAGCACATCGACAAGCTCGCATCCGCAGCCGTGCGGCACGGGGCCGGTAGCTTCAAGCGTGCCTTCGGCCCTGTTCTCAAGATAATTGAGAAAGCGGAAAGCCTTGAGGAGCTCCGCGACATGATGGAGGACGACAAGGCCGTCGCCGAGCTTTATGCCGCGATGGATGTCTCCGAGGTGGAAGAGCTGCTGCAAAAGGTCATGCTCTACGCAGACCTCGAGGGGCGGGTGCTGGAGAATGGCTGACATCGACGAGATTTTCACGCGGAAAGACATGACCTTCGAGGAGGCCGTCAGCTACTTCAAGGAGCGCGTCCCGGTAACGGCTGCGAAGTTCTACGCAATCGCCGAGGAGTACCGGGGGCTCGCCTTCACGGTCAGCGGCTACACCAAGGCCCAGATGCTCAAGCGGTTCTATGATGAGCTTCTTGCAGCCCTGGAGGAAGGAAACACCCTCTCAGAGTTCCGGGCGAACATGAACGAGTTCCTCGAAGCCGAAGGCTATGAAGGGCTCGACCCGCTGCAAGCCGACAACATCTTCCGCACCAACATCCAAACGGCATATAACGTAGGGCACTACGAGCAAATGACAGACCCGGACGTCATGCAGCTCCGCCCGTACTGGATGTACGACGCCGTCAACGACTCCCACACGCGCCCGAGTCACCTTGCGATGGACGGGAAGGTATTCCCGGCAGACAGCCCTATATGGGACACATGGTTTCCTCCGAACGGCTTTCGCTGCCGCTGCACCGTGAGGACGCTCTCAAAGCGTCAGATGGAGCAGCGGGGCTTGGAGGTTGAGACATCCTTCCCGGCAGTTGCTCCCGACCCCCACTTCTCCACCAACCCCGCAAAGGTACGCTTCGAGCCCGACATGAAAGACTATCCCGAGCCGCTGGTGAAGGCGTACCAGAACAGGGAAAAGGAGCGGACGGGCGTGTAAGCCGCTGAGAGGCCCACAGAGGGCTGCAGAGCGGCGGGCGACCGCAGGGGGGCGGGAGCCCGGAAGAAGCGAAATAGGGGCGTTTGCACGCGTGCTAACGGCCTTAGAACAAGGCTCGGGAAGAAACCGAAGGAGGACACAGCAAAAATGAATGAGTTTTTCATCCTCAAGGGCAGCAACGTGGAGCTTGAAGGAGCCCCGGAGACGATCTCCGTCCTCCCCCTGGGCCACGTCGTCAGCTCGAAGGGAGAGTTCGATGTTGACGAGGAGAGCTACAAAGCGATGAAGGCGCAGATCGCCAAACGTGGCGTCGATCTCGTTGTCGACTACGAACACCAGACGCTCAAGGGGGTCGAAGCCCCCGCTGCCGGATGGGTCAAGGAGCTCAAGCTGGAGGACGGACAGATCAAGGCCGTCGTCGAGTGGACGCCCAGAGGGGCGCAGTACCTCCAGAACAAGGAGTACCGCTACCTCTCCCCCGTGGTCAATGTCCGCAAATCGGATAACAAGGCGACGGGGCTGCACTCTCTGGCTCTGACCAATACCCCTGCGATCGAAGGGATGACCGCAATCGTTAATTCTGAAACTTTTGAAGGAGGACAAAACAACATGGAAATCATCAAGAAGCTCGCGGAGCTGCTGGGCCTGGGCGAAGACGCCAACGAGGAGCAGGTCATGGAGGCCCTCAAGGCGTGTGTCGCCGAGAACAAAGCTCTCAAGGAAGGGCAGCAGCCCCCCGCCGCCGACGAAAACGTCGTCGCGAACAAGGCCGTGTGTGAGCTGCTGGGCCTCAAGGCCGGAGCCGCCACGGATGACGTCACGGCGAAGATCATGGAGCTCAAGGGCGGCACCATCGATGGCGTCAATGTACTGGAGGAGCTCAAGGCTCTCAAGCAGCAGAACGCGCAGCGCGACGCCGACGAGGCTGTCACCCTGGCTCTCAAGGCCGGAAAGATCACTCCGGCACAGAAAGAGTGGGCCAAGAGCTACGCTCTGAGCGACCCGAAGGGCTTCGGCTCCTTCGTGGAGAAGGCTCCCCAGGTCGTCCCCATGAGCGAGATCGCCGGTGGCGACAATCTCCCTCTCAAGGGCGACCAGATCGACGACGCGACGATGCTCGTCTGCAAGCAGCTCGGCATCAGTGCCGAAGACGTCAAGAAGTACGGAATGAAGGAGGACTAACATCATGGCAGCTCTGACCAAAGAAAGGGACACCACCGAGATCATGCAGGACGCGAAGTTCCTGTATCTGCCCGTCAAGGGCGGCGCCACCATCTACCAGGGGGCTCTCGTCGCCCTGGACGCCAACGGCTACGCAATCCCCGGCAAGAAAGCAACTGGCCTGACCGCAGCGGGCCGCGCGGAGGAGACCGTCGAGAACAAGGGGGCAGATGGCGAGGCGTTCATCCGCGTCGCTCGCGGCGTATTCGTCTTTAACAATACCGCCACAACCTCGAACAAGATCGGCGCGGCCCACGTCCTCAAGCCTTGCTACATCGAGGACGATCAGACCGTCACCGCTCTTGCGACCGGGGCTTCCGCCGCTGGTCTGGTTGTTCGCGTAGACGAGGACGGCGTCGCCGTTGAAATCGGTCGCGGCGTCACCGTGACCAGCGCGTCCTAACACCAACAAACAAAAGGAGGATAACACATCATGATTATCAATCCCCAGAACCTCAGAGGCATCTACGTCTCTTTCAACACTCTGTTCAATCAGGCGTTCTCTGAGCAGAAGCCGACCTATGAGAAGGTCGCGACCGTTGTCCCTTCCGCCAGTGACAGCGAAACCTATGCGTGGCTCGGCGACATCCCCGGGATGAGGGAGTGGATCGGCGACCGCGAAATCCAGAACCTCACCGGCTCTGACTACACCATCAAGAACAAGGACTTCGAGCTGACCGTCGGCGTCGACCGCAACGCGATCGAGGACGACAAGATCGGCCTGTATAAGCCCTCTATCCAGATGCTCGGCGCGTCCGCTGCTTCCCATCCCGACGAGCTGGTCTACGCGCTGCTGGCCTCCGGCTTCGAGGCGAAGTGCTACGACGGCAAGGCGTTCTTCGCTACCGACCATGAGGTCGGCAAGAACGCGGTGAGCAACAAGATCACCAGCAAGCTCTCCCTGGAGTCCTATGTCACCGCCCGCGCGATGATGAGAGGCTACAAGAACAGCAAGGGCCGCTCCCTGGCCCTGGTTCCCAATCTGCTGGTCGTTCCGCCCACTCTGGAGGCCAAGGCCCGGGAAATCCTGGTCGCCGAGTTCATCAACGGCACCAAGAACACCATGCAGGGCACCGCAGAGCTCCATGTCGAGCCCCGACTCACCAGCGACACGGCGTGGTTCCTTCTGGACACCAGCCGCCCCATCAAGCCCCTCATCTACCAGCAGCGCAAGAAGGCGAAGTTCGTCTCCAAGACTGCCGAGACCGATGACAACGTCTTCATGAGCAAGAAGTTCATCTATGGCGCGGACAGCCGTGGCAACGCTGGCTTTGGCTTCTGGCAGATGGCGGTCGGCTCTGACGGCTCCGAGGTCTAAACCTCCCACTTTTGACAGAAGGGAGGGGACGTCGTGAGCTACAGCACGAGAGCCGAAGTCCGTAGCATGGTAAAGGATGACGCCCTCAACGCGATCATCGGGGACACCTTCATCGAAGACCCTGCAGAACGTGAGGAGCTGGTCGTCCCGATCATTGACGAGGCGATCGCGGACGCTGACGGTGAGATCGACGGCTACCTTGCCAAGAGGTACGCCGTGCCGATCTCACCGGCCCCCAAGATCATCAACAAATGCTCGAAGGACATCGCAGTCTATAACCTGTTCTCTCGCATCGGCATCGACGAGAGCACAGATCAGAAGACCTATCTCAACCGCTACAATCAGGCGATCAAGTTCCTCACGCTTGTCGCGGAGGGAAAGGTCTCACTCGGGGCCGAGACCGATGACCCGACCACCGCAGCGGCGACCGGGTTCTCGGTGAAATCGAACCCCCGGATTTTCAGCCGGGACAAAATGAGGGGGATGTGAGCCATGTATAGCATCCGACTCGAAGGGGACACCCAGGCGATGCTCCGAAAAATAAGGAGTTTCTCGGAGATCGACAAGAAGAGCATCAACGCAGCTCTCGCCGAAGGTGTCCGGGAGTCCACCCTGGAACGCTTCAAAAAGAGCAGAGACCCGAGCGGCAAGCGGTGGAAGACATCCATAAGGGCGGAGACCGAGGGCGGGAAAACGCTCATCCAGTCCGCGCAGCTCCGCAACTCCATCAAATCGAAGTCGGACGCTACAGGCTTTGCGGTCGGCACCAACGTCAAGCACGCGGCGACGCACCAGTTCGGCGAACCGGGCCGCACAATCCGGGCTCGCAGAAAGAAAGCCCTCCGCTTCCGGGTGGGAGGCAAGTGGGTTTCTAAGAAGCAAGTCCGCATCCGCATCCCCGCCCGTCCCTTCCTCGGCCTCTCCGACGACGATATGCAGGAGATCAAAGCAACGGTCGAGGACTTCATCGGAAAGGAGAATTAACCCGTGCTCTACGGACAAAGCAAACAATACCTTCTTGATAAGCTCGTGGCGGCAGGGTTAAAGTCCAAGCCGTACACAACCCAGAAATCTCTCGAAAAGAGTCAGGAGTCCCACATAGGAGCGGTGCTTTTCGAGTCAGAGGCCCTATCCAGAAACGGCTCCAAAACCTACTACATTGACCAAGAGGGAGCGCAGAAGAAGAGGAGAAAGGTCTTTGAACGGAAGCTCACGTTCACGGTGGTCATCGGGGACTATACCGACGACGCGGTCGAGACCATCTTCGAGAAGTTTCTCGCGAGCCTTGACCGGGGCATCTATGTCGACGGCAACTTCGTCCAGATCGAGGTCGAGGGAGCGGACTGGGTCGACAAAGACGACTCCATTCTCAAAGCCCAGGTTGCCGTCCAGGCGACGATCTCGTTTGACGGTGGCCTTTATAGGGACACGGGCTTCGCGCCGCTCACCGGCGTCGAGGTCGTGTCCGTTGAAAAGAACAACGGAAAGGAGCCTTGATAATGGCAACCAAAACCAAACAGCCGGAGCTCTTGACGATCGGAGAGCTCTGCAAGAAGCACAATATCAAGCGGGCTGTCTTCGCTGGCGCGTGTGTCGCGAGCGGATGGAAGCCCGGAAGAGTGATGTCTGACGAGGAGTTCCTCGCTGGCATCGAGAGGTTTACCAGGGGGCCCGCGAGCGGCCCCAGGAGCAAGGAAAGTGAGGCGAACGAGTAAATGCTCAGAGATGTTAAACACAACGTCAGCGACGGCCTTCTGGGCTTCGCGACGCCCACAGGCGACGGCCTCCACATCAAAGTCGGCGTCTCCCCCGTCGTTTCCGACACCCCGATCATCGTGACCGGGGATATGGACGCGGCGATGATTAAGAAACGCCTCGGCCTGTCTCCCCTGGCCGACGCCGTCATGGACTCCGTCCAGTTCGGCGCGAGCCGTGTCTACTGCCTCCCTGTTACCGCCACGACGGCGGGAACCATCGGAGAGGTCACAAGAGTGGGAGATGGCGGCGGCAGCATGACCGCAACCGGCTCCCCGACGAACGCCTTCTCGGTGATCGTGAAGATCACCGCACAGGGCGGACTCAACACCGCTGCCTTCATCGTTTCCATCGACGGCGGCTTCTCCTACAGCGACGAGATCACCGTGCCCATGACCGGCTCTTATGAGCTCTCCGGGACTGGGATGACGCTCAAGTTCGTCGAGGCCACACAGACCGACCAGAAGCCGAGCTCCTTCCTGGTGAACGATACCTACTCCTTCCAGACCGCCGCCCCTGTCGCTACCAACGGCGACATCCTGGAGGCCCTCCAGAAGATCACCAAGTTCAACCAGGAGGTCGAGGGTGTCCATATTGTCGGCGCGAGTACGCTGGCTCTTTGGCAGGCGGTCAGCGAGTTCAGGAAAGAGCTTTTCGAGGTCTATCACAAGCCCATGTTCTTCGTGCTGGAGCCTGAGTTCCCCGAGGAGGGCGAGAACGGAGACCTCCACGACTGGGCCTTCCAGATGGAAGCCGACCGCAAGAAGATCAAAGACACGGACATCCAGGTGTGCGCGGCATGGGGCCGCCTTGTGAAACTGGATGGCACCACGCAGAACGTCAATCTCGCGGGCGTGGCCCTCGGTCGCTATGCGATGACATCCGTGCAGAAGTCCATCGGCCAGACTCGTCCCGAGGCTGGCATGGGCATCCCGAAGACGAAGCTGCTTGAGCTGCTCCCGTCAGGGTATGACAACAGCATCATCGAGCTGCTGGACGTGGCGGGCTATATGACCTTCCGCGAATATGACGGCCTGGATGACTTCTTCGTCTACCACACGAAGATGATGAGCCCGGACGGCAGCGACTTCCGCTACATGGAAGATGTCCGCGTGAAGAACAAGATCATCCGCGAGACCCGCAAGGAGGCCCTGCTGCTCAAGAACGATGACATCGACCTGGAGGACATCCAGGGCGAGCTCGAAACCAGGGCGAAGTTCATCAGCGCGCCCCTTGACCGCATGGTCGATGACGAGGAGATCAGCTCCTATGAGACGACCGTTGTCGAGGGACAGGAGGAGACCTTCCTCGAAGATGAAACCATGCGTATCAAAATCCGCTATCTGTCCCGTGGCTATATCCGCGAGGTCGAGATCGACCTGGGACGCGCGGCTCTGGCGGAAAGTTAATGGAAGGAGGAAAAGACCATGCTCAAAGTAAACGGGAAAGCCTACGACTGGGCTGACGTTGACGTCAAGTTCCCGGGTCTTGTGCTCCAGCTCCAGGAGATCAGCTATGATGACGAGCAGGAGAAGGAGGAGACCTACGGCAAGGGCTCTATGCCGCGCGGCTACGGCACCGGCAACTATAAGGCGTCCGGCAAAATCTCCATGCTCCGCGACGACTATGACGATCTTCTGGACTACTGCAAGTCCAAGGGGCTCGCGTTCTACAAGCTGGAAATTCCGTCGATCGTTGTTTCCTACGCCAACGATGGCGGGCGGACGAGAATTGACGAGCTCAAGAAAGTCCATTTCTCGAAGCGCAGCAACAAGGCGTCCCAGGGGGACAAGAGCCTGACCGTCGACATCGACCTCATGATCGTCGGCGGCATCATCCAGGACGGCGTCAAGCCGGTCTAAGCGTTATCTCAAAATAATTGATAGGAGGAAGTCACACTATGGAAAGCAAGGAAAACATCGTGACCCAGGCAAGCTCCGACGAGCAGCTCAAGGAGAAGTACGGCGGCAAGCTCTACCGCGTCGGCATGACCGTCCCCGTGGACGACGAGAACGAGATGGAGTACGTCTACCGCTTCAAGCGTCCCAGTGTGCCCAGCTACGACCGCTACATCAAGAGCGCGTCCCAGTCCGGCATCACGAAGGCGAGCAAGGTGTTCATGCTGGACGCCGTGATTGATGAGGACAGGGATAAGCTCACGAAGGACATGGAGGAGAACCCGGGCATCGCTATCACCATCGGCAACAAGCTCACGGAGATCCTCGGCCTGACCAACACGGCAAATTTGAAGAAGCTCTAAGAGAGAAGGTCGCGGGGGTTCGGGAAAGCATCGTAGAGGCCGGACTGCTGGAAATCTACCGCTACGTCCCCCCGCCTCTCTTAGAGGCATTTGACCCCGAAGCGATCGACGACATCGACGAGTTCCTTGACTGGGTGGCGAAGGCTCGCTACATCCAGGAGCTTGAGGAGGGCATAGTCACCCGGGCAATCGTGAAAGCGTTCCCCGAGTGACGGCCCTGTCGCCGGTCGCTTTTGAACACAGCTCGCCTCCAGAAAAAATAGGAGGTGAACGAAAGGCATGAGTTTAGAGTCCGTTTTCAAACTGTCGCTCATTATGAACATGATCGACAATCTCTCGGGGCCGATGGCTGGTGTCGCGTCCAAGGTGGGCGCGAACGTGTCCAAGCTGGACGCGGTCAGCGAGGGCCTCGGGAACATGGCGAAGACCGGGGCTGTCATGCAGGAGATGGGAAGCCAGATCGCCGGGGCCGTCCTGGCACCTGTAGAGGCGACCTTCGAGACGCGCCGAGCCCTGGGCGAGCTTGCCTCTCTGGGCGTGCAAAACCTGGGCGTGGTGGAGAATGCTGCCCGCGACTTCTCCGACCAGTGGGCCGGTACAACGAAGTCGGACTTCATTTCCACAGCCTACGACATCAAGAGCGGCATCGCCTCCCTGACGGACGAAGGCGTCGCTCAATACACAGAGCTCGCGGGTGTAACCGCGAAGGCAACGAAGTCCACGATCGGAGAGATGACGTCGCTCTTTGCGACGGGCTACGGTATCTACAAGGAGTTCTACGGAGACCTCTCAGACCTTGAGTTCGGTGAGATGTTCTCGGCTGGTATCTCGCAGAGCGTCAAGCAGTTCAAGACAACCGGCTCCGGCATGGCTCAAAGTATCCAAACACTGGGCGCGTCGGCAACGACCGCAAACGTCCCCCTCGAAGAGCAGCTCTCTATTCTGGGTATGCTGCAAGCCACAATGAGCGGCAGCGAGGCGGGCACCAAGTACAAGGCGTTCCTGAGATCGGCAGCGAAGGGCGGCGAAGCCCTGGGCCTCAGCTTTACGGACGCCAACAATCAGCTCCTCAGTATGCCGGAAATCCTGGACAAGCTGCGCGGGAAGTTCGGCGAAACGATGGACGCCGCCGAGAAGATGGAGCTGCAAAAAGCCTTCGGCGACACAGAGGCCGTCGCCCTTATCGACCTCATGTATAACAAGGTCGGAGACCTTCAGGACAACATCGTCGGTATGTACGACGCGCTCGGCTCCGGCACGGGCGTCGCACTGGAGATGGCCTCGGCGATCAATGAGACTGAGCCGGAGAAGTTCGAGCGATTGCAGCAGCGCATCCACAACGTCACGGAGACCATAGGGAACACGCTCCTCCCCACTATCAACGACCTCATGGGCAAGGGAGAACAGGTTCTCACAAAGGTCGGCTCGTGGATTGAACAGAACCAGGAGCTCGTCCGCGTCATCATGATCGTCGTGCTTGCTCTGGGCGGCTTCCTCACGGTGGGCGGCACGGTCATCGCGGTCGTCAGCGGTGTCGGCCTTGTCATAACAAAGGCGATCTCGGCCTTCAAAATGCTCAAGGCTGGCTTCGTCTTAGTGAAGGGAGCGTTGACGCCGCTTATATCGTCGGTCTGGAGCTTCACAGCCGCCTTGCTTGCAAACCCCGTCACCTGGGTAGTTATAGGCATCGTGGCCCTCATCGCGGCCCTGGTGCTGCTCTACAACAAGTGCGAGTGGTTCCGTAACGCGGTCAATGCAGTCATCGACTTCTTCAAAGAAAAACTCGGGGCTGCGCTGGAGGTGGCGAAGAACGTCTTCGGGGCGATCGGCAACGTCATCGGCTCGGTCATGGAGGCGGCGAAGACCACCGTCTCGGAAAAACTGAGCAATATGAAGGCAGCATATCAAGAACACGGCGGCGGCATCCGAGGTATAGCAGCCGCAGCGGTCGAGGGCGTGAAGGGCTACTACACGGCAGGCTTCACCTTCCTCGACAACCTAACGGGCGGGAAGCTCACCGCAATCAAAGAGAAGTTCTCGACGGCGATGAGCGGCATCGTCCAGGGCGTTTCCCAGAAATTCACCGAGGCCCGCGCGGCGTTCTCGAATGGACTCAACACCATCAAGAACGCAGTCTCCGGCGCGGTGACGTGGTTCTTCCAGTCTGGGCAGCGCATTGTCACCACGTTCGCGAATGGCATCAAGTCGGCGTTCTCCACAGCGGTCGAAGCGGTCAAGGGAGGATTGCAGCGCATCCGAAACCTGCTCCCGTTCTCTGACGCGAAGGAAGGGCCTCTGTCCACCCTGACACTGTCAGGACAGCGAACCATGACCACATACGCACACGGCCTCACGATGGCGCAGAACGCGCCCGCAGAGGCGATGGAGAAGGGCCTGGAGCAGACCAAGGCAACCCTCGAAAGGGAGCCCACCAAGAAGGTGAACCTCACGGGCGGCGGCGACCAAGGAGACGGAACCGACGAGAGCGGAGCTCGAAGCTCCAGCGGAGGCAAGACCGTCGTCATCCAGAGACTTCTCATGCAAGTCGACCTCAAGAAGATCAAGGACTTGCAGACACTACTCGCACTTCTCAAGGAAGTCGAGGACTTCACCAACGGAAACGGCGACGAAGACCCGAGCGGAGACTCGGACGCCGTTCCTACACCGGCATAAAGGAGGGAGGACGACCATGATATACGTCGAAGACCAAACCATCAAGCTCAACGGGGTCGTCCTCCCTGGCCTCGTCAAAAGCATCGAGGTCACGGAGTCGGCGAAGGTGGACGAGCAGGAAGTGGAGGGCAGCGCGACCAAGCCGAAACAGGCGACGGGCTACGAGGATGCAAAGGTGAACATCGAGCTCATCATTGACGACACCCAGTCAGCCACGAAGTACCAGAGATACGCCAGCCTCCGCTCAATCTTCCGAAAGCCCGGGCAGAGCGTTCCGCAGCCTATCCCCATTGTCAGCGAGGACACAGCAGCCCACGGCATCGAGAAGGTCATCTTCAAGAAGCTCACCCACAAGGGCGAGAGCAAGAGCGGACAGCTTACCGCCTCCCTTGAGCTCTGGGAGTATATCCCTCAGACCATCACCGCGACCACGGCGAGCAGCAGCTCCAAGAGCTCCGGCAATTCTGGGAGCGGAAGCTCCGCCGCAAGCAGCAGCCTCACCGAAGAGTATGAGACCTACTTGTCAACGAGCCGTGGAAAGTCTCCGGCAGTTGATGACGCCGAGACAGCGGCAGCGATGAACCGAGTCGCACAAATGCCATATTGAGGAGGCGACTATGGAAACAACCGAGTTATACTACCCACAAATCGCGGCCCGGGCGGGCCCCTATACCTTCAACGAGGGCATCGAGATCGAGGTCTACTCCGCGAAGTCGTCCTACTTTGACTGGGCGAAGATACGCTTCACGGGGCAGTTTCGCCCGGAGATCACACTGAACAAGAAAGACCCCGCAGCGATACAGCTCGGATATGACGGAGCCCTTGACGACGTTTTCACGGGCTACGTCGCCAAACCATACGACGGCGGGGCCTTTGCGAACGAAGTCAATCTCAAGGATGAGATGCTGGTGCTCGAAGAGACCATCATCAACGACACGTTTCTTGATACTACCCCGCAGGAGATGCTCGCCTTCTTCCTGGCGAAAGCGGGGCTCTCCAAGATGAAACTCTCGTCCAAGACATACCCACGGCGCAAGATGCTCCCCATACGGCAGCAGAACGCCGTCCAGGCGATCAACACCGTCAACGCGGCGTGGGGCCTAAAGGTTCCGTTCTTCTTCTCTGGCGGGGTCTTTTACTGGGATGAGAAGCCGGAGCAGGAGAAAGTCTACACCTTCGAGCACGGCGTCAATATTCTCGGTCTGAACCGGGCCGGAGGCGTATGGGAGCTTGAAACGGTCTCCGCCCCATTTGTGAAGCACTCCCACAAGATCAACGTCATCCATCCACAGGTGAGCGGCGAGGTCGAGGTTCAAAAAGTGGTGTCGACCACAAACGACTCCGGCTTCATCCGCACCTACATCTACTTCTAAACAACGAAAGGAGGGGCGCATCATGCTCGAAGAAATGGTCAAGGCGATCATCAAGAAGTCAATCGCTGCCGACTACCCGCATTTGAAGCTCCCCGCCGTCGTGTTCGCGAGCATCAAGTCGGCGACCAAGCTCGACGCCTATGAGATCGAGGAGCTCGTCATCCACAATGATGACACTGGCAGCAGCTTTAACGGGCACATCACCGCCAACTGGTACGAGTACACCCTGACCGTCCTCGACCGCTTCGGGAACCCGGACGATGACTTTCCGACCATTCCTGGAATTAAGTCTAAGAGTCAGTTCAAGGCGGGGGCCGTGGTAGCGGTCGCTCTCCCATACGGAGACCTCACTCCGTCGATCATCGGGGAGGTGAGCTTGTGACGGGATTGTACGACACCGACATCCGGCTCGACGATGAGTGGCAGCTCACACAGGCGGCGGACGGAGACGCCCCCCTCTGCTCCGGGCTTGACTGCCTATATCAGAACATTGTCCTCGAGGCGATCACGCAGCCGGGAGACTTGTTCTATGACCCGGAGTTCGGGTGGGGCCTTTACGACTTCATCCAGTCCGAAGACTCTGAGCTCACCCGTTTAGAGATCACGCAGCGGGCGAGGTCAAAACTACAAAAGCGGGAGGTCATTCTCCCGGACAGCATCGAGATCAGCATAGATTTTAACGACGACGTCATCCTGCTCTGCTGCTCTTTCCGCTTCGGAGAAGAGAGCGAAGCCCGCAAGCTAAACGTCGTCATTGGAGCGGTCAGCGTGGAGGTGATAGCAGCATGATCGACAAAGAGATACTTGACGCCGTCATCCCTGTCCCGACGCTCGAAGAGGCAAAAGACGAGAAGGTCGCAGAGCTGAAGGAAGAGGGGTTCGTCGTCACAAATTTCCATTCGGGCGGTGTGTTCTATACGCTGCTCATGGTCGAGCTCCGTATCAAGATTGAATTACTCCAGCTCGCCCGCCGTATTCTCAACAATATGTTCGTCACCCATGCCGAGGGCGTGTGGCTTGACCTCAAAATGCCTGACTACTCCAAGAAGAGAAAGAAGGCGCAGAAGGCCCAGGGGCTCGTTACCGTGTCCCGCGTGGGTGCGAGCGGAGAGGCTATCAAGATCGCGAAGGGCCACGTCTTCAAGAGCATCCTTGACATCAACGGAGAGGAGCTCCGATACTTCACGATCGAGGCGGCAGTGCTCCAAAAAGGGGCGATGTCGGTCGACGTACTCGTGGAGGCCGAGGCCGAAGGAAGCCGCTACAATGTCCCAGAGGGACAGATCACCCGCACGCTCACCTACATCGGAGACGTCAAGATCACAAACGCCGCCGACTGGATTGTGCGCGAGGGCAGCGATACAGAAGACGATGAGAGCGCGAGAGCACGCACCCTCCGATCGTGGTCTGAGCTGGCGCAGCTTGCGACCGAAGACGCCTTTGTCAACGCGGCTGAGTCCGTCACCGGCGTCCTGTTTGCCCAGGCAGATTGTGACCATCCGAGAGGGCAAGGCACCGTCGACATTATCGTAACCGGCACGGCTGGAGAAGCGACGGAAGGCTTGCTCAAGTCAGTCCAGGAAGCCGTTGACAAGATCGCGGGGCCATACGATAATATACTCGTGAAGTCCTCTGTCACAGTCGACCAGGACATCGAGCTCACCATCACGACCGGCTCGGCAGACTCCGATGAAGACATCGAGAACCGGGTCAAGACCATCCTGACGGAGCTGCTTGCAGTTCGCAGAGGCCGAAAGCTAAACGAGCTGACTCGTTCCGACATCAACTTCGCAGTCCGAAACGGCTATAGCTCGGCCACAAATGCCGAGATCACCGTACCGGCCCAGGACGTGAAGCTGGACAAGGACAAGGTCATCACCCTCGGGGCTGTCAATGTAACAGTCGAAAGGGAGTGATCGGATGAAGAGATACGACAACTTCGGCGACTATATGTTTGACCTCCTGTTCGCTCCGTTGAAGAAGGGAAAGGAAGCTGCCAACCAGTTCCGCATCTTCTTCCGGGTCATCGGAAAGGACTTTGACGACGTCAAGAAAGCGTTCTTCCGAGTAAGAGACGAGGCGAACGTAGTGAGCGCATCGCCGGTCATGCTCCCGGTACACGGTCAAGATCGGGATATGCCGAGGCTTGAAGGAGAGGATATAGAAGCCTATAGGACGAGGCTCTCCATGAAGGGACTGATCTCCGAGTGGGGAGGCACGCGGCAAGGCGTACTCTACGCCCTCACCTCTCTCGGCTACGATAAGAGCTACATCGAACCGTTCTCCGTACAAGACCCGGAACGGTGGGCCGAGTTCATCATCTTCCTCAAGAGCTCGAAGCAGAGCGGCGTCTACAACCTCGACGTCATCGACGCAGAGGTTCGCAAGGTCAAACAGGGCAGCAGCAAGCCAGCTTATGGTATGGAGACCGGGGCTGCCGTTGTTCTACATTCCAGACTCGAGCACGGCTTTTCAGACTATCCACGGTGCGGTCAGCTCGTTTGTGGCGTTTGGCCCCATGTGGTCAGCGAGGGTTACTTGCTTGCCTCGAAGGTAACGGCACAGGGCGGAAAAGACTCCGGCGACGTCCAGTTCCCGAAGTCCGGCACATTCGCGGCGTCTGAGGAGTTCTATCACTTCGGCAACTATACCATCTACGAGGGGCTCGCCTCTGACATCGCGGCGATCTCCGGGGCTGAGAGCGGCGTTAAGGAATACTTGAGGTGTTCCGATACGGCCCGATGCTCCAGCACAACTCAAATGAGAGGAGGAAGCGACTAAATGGCAAAAACGCTCACAGACATCGGCATCCAGAAGATCGGGCAGCGGTTCGTCGACTCCGTCGATCACGCAGCCTTTACCTTGAACGGACAGCCGAAGACGGTGCAGCCCTTCCGAAAAATCGTCAGCGGCTCCGACGCGAGGGTGTATGTCTACTTCGATGACACAGTCATCGGTGACGTCTCCAACGTGGAGCTCGTCGACACTGACGGCGACGTCGTGGCGAGTGCTGGCGATCGGGTCTTCACCAAGACACAGGGCAAGGGGCTCTATGTAGCCTTCAAATACAACATCAAGGAAATGGAGGTCGAAAGCAGCGATGAAGCAGTATGAAAAAATTGGGTGGCTTGACCACGTCACCGATGTCGTGACGGGGGAAGTCATCCAAGAAGGGACGCCCGTGAGTCAGACGAACATGAACCACATGGACGACGGCATTTTCGCCAACCGGGAAGCCGCTATTCTCCATGAGGCTCAGATCGCAGCCGCGCAGCAGGAGATCAAGGTCTTGAAAGACGCCACGCTGAACAACATGGTCAACAACGTCTTTCTCAAAAATTTTGACTCCGTTACCGCCGTCGCGATCACGTCCGGGATTTATGACCCCGTGGCGCGGAAAATCTATGTATAAGGTCGCTTGCACCCGAAAGGAGGCAAGCTGCATCATCGGGAGCCTGTTTGGAGAGCTTGTCCCGATATGCAAAAAATGCAGGCAGCTCAAAGAAGACGACATCGTCCTCGAAACCGAGAGCGGCCTCGCCCTGGAGATTGGGGAGAACCTGACGCTCGAGGGAAAGAGCTCTCTCAGCGGTAAGCCTATCAAAATCAGGCTGACCGACTACGGCCTGGAGTTCTACGGGGACATCACCGAGATCACCCGCGTCAAGGAAGCGAGGTGTGTCTATATTGGCTGAGCCGTCAGTTCTGCAAAAGAAGGCTGAGATATTCCTGGAAAGGGATGTCTACCCCTTGCTAAAAAACTTCCCCGTCTCGGAGAAGTTCTCCTTGAGTCAAGAGATTAAGCAGTCGTGCTTCAAGCTCATCCGCGCCGCCGTCATGGCGAACAACCTCACGGTCGTCAAGAAGCGGCTGGAATGGCTGGACGAAGCGGACGCGGAGAAAACCCTTCTCCTCGTCTTGTTTGGGATAGCAAAGACGCAGAAGTACATCACCCAGAAGAAGCTCTTTGAATTGCAAGGAAAGCTCAATGAGATCGGGCGCATCATTGGAGGCTTGCAAAAGTTCTTCATCAATAACGGGCAGCAGCCCAAAAAGTAAAGCACCTACTTAGGGTTATCTCTGTATGGTCTTCGTATCGCGCGAACCGTGGGTACAATTCGGCCCGCAACTGGAATTACAACAATGCTACGAACCAGAACGCGAACGTCGGTTTCCGCCCCGCCTTGTAGGTTATTTCGTCCGGCACGGTCACGGCTTTGCTGGCGAGTCCTTGTTATACTTCAAGGGAGAGGTAATCCTTCGCCATGTCTTGAGACGGCGTAAAAACAGTGATAGAGGCCCGCCCACCCTGTCGTATTGGGCGGCGGGAGGCTGTCTACAATGTGGGTATAAACCCGCGTCATAGGTGCCAAGCCGTTCTAACTGGAAAGGATGCCACAAATGACGAAATTCCCCATTTTGCACTACAACACCAAGAACACCAAAAGTAAGCTCGTCCCGCCGCCTATGCCGCCCTCCAAGTACGAGGATGTGGTGGGATGGCCCATGATCGAGGCGAGCTATAAACAAGCCCTCAGAGGTCACAGGAAGTTTTCCCGTGAGGCCGTATGCTATGACCTTCTCTCTGAGGTGAACAACGTCGAGCTCTGGTCTGATCTCAAGAAAATTGAGAGCAGACCGCAGCCTGGGAGGCGTGAGTACAGTCCCGGCCCGTACCGTCACAGGACGATCACGGAGCCGAAGACCAGGAGCCTCCACATACCGCACCTTCGGGATAAGGTCGTGCAGCTTGTCATCCATGAGGAGCTCCAGAACCTTTTCCGCCCCGTCTTCGTTGACCGCTCCTTCGCCTGTATGTACGGCAAGGGCCCCATCCGGGCGGCGTTCAACGTGCAGCACGACATGAGGGTCGCCCGCATGAAATGGGGCGACGAGGCGGCGGTCATCAAGATCGACGTCAAGAAGTTTTTCTATAGCATCGACCGCCAAGTGTTAAAGAAGATCATCGCGAAGCGGTTCAAGAAGCTCAAAAAGAAGTACCCCGACAAGTACGAGGACTTCCTTCGGTTCTACCGGCTTCTTTGCAAAGTGATCGACTCGAGCCCGGAAGGCGAGACCGGCATACCCCTCGGGAATGTCAGCTCCCAGGACTTCGCCAACATCTACCTCAGCGAGCTCGACCAGTATTGCATCCGCTTCCTCGGTGCTAAACTCTACACTCGGTACATGGACGACATCGTCATCATCGCGCCGAACAAGGAGATCGCCCGGGAGTGGCTGGCAAAGATCAAGGTATTCCTCCAGGAGAGGCTCCACCTTGAGACCAACCAAAAGACCAAGATTTTCTATGTGCGGCAGGGCGTGAACGCCTACGGCTTCAAAATCAAAGCGACGCACCTCCTTCTCCGAACCGAGTCCAAGCGCAAGGAGAAGCGGCGCATTAAGGCGATGATTAAGAAGCTCAAAGAGGGAAAGATCACGAAGAAAGAGATCGTCCAGGCGGTCAACTCGTGGCTCGGCTTCGCCCGGTGGGCTTGCGCCTACAATCTCGCGAAGAAGATATTCGCGCCCTACCGCTTTATCAAAACGGAAGGAGAGATCCCTTATGGCGCAATATCTCGGAACCGTCAAGCTCGGCGGATTCTACAACAACGGCGCAATTCTCAAGCGGCCCACAAAGCCGTGGCGGCCTGACGACTCCGCAGGCGGGAACAGCGGCTACGGAGACATCCCACAGATGTCCGGCAGCATGGCGAACTACACCTTCGGAGACACTCCCAGCGCGGACGCGAACAAGCTCCAATGGGTCAAGATCAAGGACGGGGACAAAACCCTCCTCATTTGCGACCGCGTCATTCTGGTCAGCGTCTCGTGGGATGACTTGAACGGGCAGGGCTATGTCACCGGAAAGACCATCACCATCGACGGGACAAAGTACAAGTGCCGCCTCCTCACCGGAGGCAGCAACCGGCGGAATAACGACTGGTATGCCGGAGGAACACCTACCAATAACGAGTGGGACAGGTTCATCACCCGCGAGGAAGTCATCACCGGACTCCCTGCCCCGGTTTCCTCTGACCTGGACACCAACCTCAACACGACCGATCACAACAGTGCCCATAATCAGCTTTGGCATTGGGTGGGCGTGTATTCCTGGTGTCAAGAGACCTGGGCGGAGAATGCTTCGTCTCGCGCGTTCCGTGGG